ATAAAAAATTTTGCATCTCAAAGTAAACCAGTATTGTCTACAAATAATTATGAATGTAAAAAACACGAAGATGATGACAATATATATAAACATGAAACTATTGATAATGATACTAAAAATATGATTATAGATTTACGTGATTTAGATGAATATGAATATAATTATAATAAATATATTAATTTTATTAATGTTGAAAAACATAGACAAACTTATCTAAAACATTTAATTGATGAAGAGAAAAATCAATTAGAGAGAAATCATGCTATTGTTAAATGTGCACAAAATTGTAACATAAGTACAACAGAATTAATTGAAAAATTAACTCAATTACAACATTTACATTCATTACAAAATGGATTAAAATGGCAAGAAATGAATTTAGATTGGATTAAAAAATTATTACCACGATATAAAAAAAAATATGAATATATTGAAAATAATTTAGGAAAATTTACTGTTGAATATATAAATAGATTAGAAAAATTAAAAAATAAAAATGATATGTTAGAAAATAATAAATTAAATGATATAAAATTATATATTGAAAGATTAGATAATTTTAAACAAAGATTAAATTTTATAATTAAAATAAGTGAAAATAGATTAAAATATTTATCAGAACATATCAATATGGAACTAGAAAAAATTAATAATGAAAAAAAAATCTTAAAATATTATGAAGAATGTACTAAATATTGTAATACATGCTCTGCATTTAACAAATTAAATAATTTAATATGGAGTGTAAATGAAAGTAATATGATACCATCATATATTAAAAATTATGATAAACAATTAAAAAATATTGATAGAGAAATTAATTATGAAAAAAGAAAAATTTCACAAAATCCTGAAATAAGAAATTATCTAGATTGTAGAAATAGTTGTGATGATGGTAAAATACCTATTAATAAACCAGATTCATGTGATTGTATTAAACATATTACAAATAAAACATTACATAAATTTATAGAATGTACTACACATTGTGATGACTGGGATCCAACATTATGTTATAATAGATGTGTTGATAATACAGTTCATGAACAAATATTTAATGATAGACCAATGTGGTGGTTTAATTTGATGTAAATAAAAAAAATTGAACATAATACATATTAATACATATAATGATATAATATATATTATTATATAAAATATGTCGAAACCCGTTATCCGAAATAACCGTATTCTTAATGATTTAAAAAATTTAATAAACCATGATATACCTGATACTATTCATGATGTTGAAATAAATGATAATATATATGACACACATTATATTGTTTTACATGGACCTAAAGATACACCATATCATAATGGATTTTTTAAAATTAGTATTAATATTCCAGAAGAATATCCATATAAACCACCAAAAATGAAATTTATTACAAAAATGTATCATCCAAATATTACATCTGATGGCACTATTTGTATTGATATTCTTAAAGATCAATGGAGTTCAGCTCTACGTCTTAATACAGTAATATTATCTCTTTCTAGTTTACTAGCAAATCCTAATCCAAATGATCCACTTGTTCCAGAAATTGCAAATGAATATATATATAATCGTGAAAAATATAATAAAAATGTTATAGAATATGTTAAAAAATTTGCATCTAATTATTAAAATTATTTTTTTTTATTTTGTAATATTATAATAATATGGAAAATAATTATTATATAAAATATTTAAAATATAAAAATAAATATTTACAAATGAAAGAACTTATTAAAGGTGGTGAAATGACTAAAAAAAACATAACTCCCATGATCATATAATAAGTGTAATTCATGATGGTAATAAAAAGTATTTTGATGTAAAAATTGTAGAGACTAAAATAAGAAATTCTATAAGTCATCATTCTATTGTTTTTACAGAAATGTCATATGAAAATAGTATGTTTAGAAAACATCCTGACATATATATGGAATATTATATTAATATTACTAAAGGTAAAAAAAAACATATTATAGAAATAAATAAAAAGAGTAAAATACATCATAGTGTGACAGAAAATAAAGAACTTGCACATTATTATTTAGACGGTATATACACTTTTGATGAAATTTATAAATTAATTGATCATAAACAACATAAATTAATTGATCATAAACAACATATACAAAAAAAATAATTTAATAATTTTTTTTAATATAAAAAATATATTATCTATAATTATTATTATATACATGAATAATATCGGTCATTCTAGCAGATTACCATATGATAGAAAATTTTATCCTGATCATTTAGATGAAAGTGTTGGCCCTGGTGATTATAGATTACAAACTTATTCCATATATAGTGACAATTCTTGTGTACCACCAGTTGGAATAAATTATGGTTTTAATGGTGCAGGTGTTTCAACTACTTGTCCATATAATTATGCAATGTCTCAACGTTTAGTTGATGTTGATACTGATTTATCTAATAGAACTCTTAAACAATCACGTTCTCGTGCAGGACGTGTTAATATTAAAGATATGAATCAACAAAGATTTTTTAATTTAAAAAATTGTCCCGAAGGTGTTACATGTAACAATGACTCACTTTCTCCTGAACACACTCATTTAACCGCATCACCTAAAAATTGTAGAGGTGTTGGTGTTAACAGATTTTATAATTTATTAACAAATCCACAAGCAAATATTTATTATCCATGGACTATTAATACAACTCTTGAAGCAAAAGATAACTATCAACCAGAAGTACCAATGGTATTAAATGGTGCATGTGCATTACCAGTACATGATAATACTACACCACAACCACCATGTATTAATATTCCATATCGTTATCTTTAAACATATTTTTTTAATTAAATAATAATGATAATAAAATTAATTTTTAAAATAATTTTATAATATAAAATTATATATTATGAATAGAATTCAAGAAGGATTTACTATTTTCACTGATATTTTAAATAATAGAAATAATAGTAAATTAAAGAAAAATAATAAATTAAATAATAATAGTAAACTAAATAATAATAGTAAAAAAAGAAACACAGATGATACAGATGATGATACTATATATGAATCATCACGTCTTAATCGTGGTATTAATAAAATGCATAAAAAAGGTTCTATACGAATGGAAAAAGCACGAGACCCTGTACGTTCTGGTATTGTTAATAAATTAATGAGACATTCAGGTAGTAATAAAGTTGATGCAATTAATTATCGTGGTAAACGTGCACAACAAAATTGTAATGTATTAGAAAGTGATTCCGAATTTAGTGATAATCAAGATGTACTATCACCTGAATCTATAAGTACTGTAAAAGAACCACAATCTTTTTTAGGAGAATCAAGTAAATTATTAGATAATCGATTTTTTGAAAGAAATATAGTTAACCCTTCTGGTTTAAATGATTCTTATTTGACACAATATGAATCATCAAAATATGATATGACTGGAGCACCTTCATCTGCAAATGCTGTTAATAATTCTACTTCAGCTGTTAATAGATTACAAACTGAAAGAGAACTCGCATTAAAAAATGGATATTCAAATTTTGGACAAGGTAAAGATAATACATATAATATTGTAGATGAAAAAGATTTTGTACACAATAATATGATACCAAACTTTAAATCAAAAGGTTATGGTTCTGATATTTTAGCAGATCTAAATCGTAACAATACATATCAACGTACTATGCAAACATTTACAGGTGATGATATTAAAATTGCAAAAACTGAACAAAAACCACTATTTGGTCCTCTTACTGGTATTACCAATGTATGGGGTACTCCATCTGTACCTGCATTTATTGAAGATAGATATATACCTGGAAAAGAAAGAAAGAATGAATTACCATTCTTACAACAACGTGTAACAACTGGTTTAAATTTAGGTTATAATGAAGTGAATAAAAATGGTGATAATTTTAGAGTTTTACCAAAAACTATTGATGAATTACGCACTTTAGATAAAGTACAAAAATCATATTCATATTCTCCAGTTAAAGGAATGGGTGGACAAAGTAAAGGTCCAATACTTGGTGATATGAAAAAATATAAACCTGAAACAACTGCATATATGGGAGATTATCACATGGTACCTAATCTTGGTTATATTCGTGCTCCTGCATTATATGGTGAAGTTAATCCAAGTAATATGGCAACAGTTAATAGGGGTGTTTCACAACAAAATTATACTGGTCCAGCTGGTGCATCTGCAAATGAAAAACAAAAACCAAATTCTATGCGTGAAAAATTTAAAGTTGATTTAAAACAATCATTTACACAAGCAGAACCACGTAATATTATGTTAGTGGATGGTTTAAATTCTCGTCCAAATACTAATGCATATCAACCAACAAATACACAAAGAGATAAAAATCAAGATTATATTGGTCCTGCTGGTACTTCAACTGTTGAAAAAGGTCATGCTTTTAATTTGATAAATAATATAGTTGATGCAACCAGACGTAATTTATCTGAAAATGTTGAGCGTTATGGTAATATAGGTATGAATGAACAACATAATAGTACACGCGATTATAATGATATCGCAAAACCAACAATACGCCAACATACTGAAAATGTTGATAGATATGGTAATCATGGTATGAATGAACAACACGGTACTACTCGTGATTATAATGATATCGCAAAACCAACAATACGTCAACATACTGAAAATGTTGATAGATATGGTAATCATGGTATGAATGAACAACACGGTACTACTCGTGATTATAAAGACATTGCAAAACCAACAATACGCCAACATACTGAAAATGTTGATAGATATGGTAATCATGGTATGAATGAACAACACGGTACAGCTCGTGATTATAAAGACATTGCAAAATCAACTTTACGTCAACATACTGAAAATGTCGATAGATATGGTAATCATGGAATGAATGAACAACACGGTACAGCACGTAATTATAATGATATCGCAAAAACAACAATACGCCAACATACAGAAAATGTTGATAGATATGGTAATACTGGAATGAACGAACAACACGGTAAAGCACGTGATTATAATGATATCGCAAAACCAACTTTACGTCAACATACTGAAAATGTTGATAGATATGGTAATCATGGAATGAATGAACAACACGGTAAAGCACGTGATTATAATGATATCGCAAAACCAACATTACGACAAAATACTGAAAATAATGATAGAAATGGAATAATGACAGGTGATGCAAAATCAGGTATCGCAATAGATTATAATAATATCGCTAAATTAAATAAAAAAATATTAACAGAACATATTACTGATATTATGGGTAATGTTACCGGTAACGGACAAAAAAATATAGCTGTCGATTATAATAATATCGCTAAATTAAATAAAAAAATATTAACAGAACATATTACAGATATTATGGGCAATATTACTGGTGATGCACAAAAATTAGCAGCAATCGATTATAAAGATATTGCTAAATTAAATAAAAAAATATTAACAGAACAAATTAAAGATATTATGGGCAATATTACTGGTAACGGACAAAAAAATATAGCTGTCGATTATAATGATATTGCTAAATTAAATAAAAAAATATTTACTGAGACTGCTGATAGAAATGGTGCGGCTGGTGCTGGTAGTGGTAATGAACAGAAAGGTTATACAATAAATTATGATTTATTTACACCGGATTTAACACGTCGTGAAATACATTCTAAATTAGACAGAGCAGCAGGTGGTCTGGGTGCTGGAGTTAAACCACGTACACGTGATGATGCAAATAATTCATATGTTAATATTGAACGTGAAGTTATTGCTAAAGGCCGTGCTCCAACTAAATCTAATTTTATTAAGGGACCTACTTATGATAATACATGTGTTGCATTACGTGAACAAATACCAATTAATCGTGAATATGCACCGTCATCTATTATAACTATTAGTGATAAATTACCATTTACAATGCATACACCTACAGGTCGCATGGTTGCAAATACACGTATAAATCAATTTACTGAATTAAGTTTAGAACAAAATCCATTTATTAATAATGTTGTACATAAATCAGTATTTGTAAAAGAATAAAATTTACTTTAATAATAAATATCTTTCATAAGTTGATATTTTATTATTAATATTAAAATCTTGTAATAATTTTTTTTCTATTTCATTTAATCCAGTTAAATCTTCTTTTAATAATATATCCGTATTTTTGTCTAATGAATAATCAAATATTAAATTTATTTTTTTTAATATATCATAAAATTCTTTTTTTAATTTAATTCCATTTATATTTAAATCAGAATTCATTGAATTCCTTAAAAAATCTATATTATTTTGTTCTTTATATTGTCTTAAATATTTTTTTGTTTCTTCTAATTTATATTGTAGAGATAATTCATTACAACTTGTACATTTCCAATTAATATTTCCTAATTTAATTTGAAATCGTTCTCCATGTTCACCATCATCCTTCATATACCATACAAATGATGGTATTTTGTCTACATCAATATTTTTTAATTTAATTGTTCGTGATTTTTTATTTAAATTTTTACGTATATCTTTATTTTTTTTATCTTCCATTAGATTTTCTATTCTATTATCAAGTGGAATTTTATTAATGTGTACTAATGGATAATTATTTCTTCCATATTTTAATATATATGCTATTTCATGTAAATAAATTATAGTATTACTATTATTATCTTGTATTTTTGTATATACATTACCATTATTTGTGATATTCCAACATCTTTTATCGTCTTTAATTTTATTATATATATCTGTATCTAATATAATTGGTATAATAATTGATTTATATGGAATTTTTATGATAGTGTATTTTTTATTATTATAACTAGTTTCTGTAATATTTTTAAAATATACCATATATTTTTAATTATATTATTATATCAGATATTTTTTATGATTTATGTAGTTTACATTATAAATTCATTAAAAAAAAATTGAATTTATAAGTCATTGAAACATATATTTATTATATTTGTTATAATAAACATGACTGATTTTACTGCTTTTTCTTCTACATTCAATGCGGATGCCGGTATTTACCGTGCTGAAAATCTAGGAACCCTTCTTATGAAAGAAGCAACTCTTCAAGATTTAACATTTGCACTATCCCGTTATTTTGTTGATTCACTTGTTACAACAGATAAAACTATCCCACCACAAGTTGAATATGCAAAACTTGTTAATACCGGACTTTCACAACTAAAGTTTTTTAAGTTTGTTGCGAATACTCTACATCGTCTATTTTATTATACAGATGCTGAATTTTCTAATTTTACTGTTCTATCTCGTGTAGATGCATTTACACGAGTCAGTAAAGAAGAATTTGAAGAAAGTAAAGGATATTATCCGTATCGTTCTGTTCTTGAACAACAACTTACTGATGTTCAACCAATTGAACTTGTACGAGCTGTACGTCTTGTACTGCAAAAACTTGTATATCGATTCTTTCATACGTACGATGTACATGAAATGCGTGAAGTAGGTAAGAAAAATGTGAAAGTATGTGACCCATCTAATGCTACATATCGCCGTGGTGACCGTAACATTACTACAGAAGAATTTCGAGATTTTATTGAAGTTCTTCTAGAAGCATGTGATGTAGTTAATGGTTATACACAGGAACTTACCGAATTTCGTGATGTATTTACACAAGCAGCTCGTGTTGCAAAGCAAATGCGTGATGAATATCGCCAAGCAAATCCTGTTCAACAACGACAACAAAAATCGCAACAGCAAAATTCTCAACAACGGCCACAAGATCGTAATTCACAACCACGATTTAAGCCTCAAAATCGTCGGTTTACACAAAAACCAAAACAAGTAAACACACAACAACCAACCGCTCAAGCATAAATTAAAATATTGCTGTGTTTAATTTTTTTTTTATTTTTTATGTGTATAAATAAATTTATTATAAACATGTATTAATATAATAACTTATGACAGGTGGATTATTAAATATTATATCATATGGTTCAAATGACTTATATCTAACAGGTGCTCCGCAAATAACTTTTTTTAAAATTGTATATAGAAGACATACAAACTTTTCAATTGAATCAATGGAAATTGGATTAAATACTACAATGAATTTTAATCAACAATATGAAATAATAATAGATAGGTATGGAGATTTAATTGGAAATACTTATTTGAAAATTAAATTACCTGAAACATATTTTTCACGCAAACAATTTGGTATACCTGATAGTATTATTGATTATACTAAATTAAATACAGCAACAAATAATTTTAATACGGTAAAAAATTTTATGATATATAATATACAAGCATATCGTGATGTATATCAAGAATCATTAGTTGTTGATCCGTCATTAGAAAATATGTTAAATTCTGTTCAATATGATTTTTCTGGTAATGATGCCCAAACTGCATATAATAATTATATAACTTTATATAATACAGAGCTTACTACAGAAAATTATATAATTGCTGGATATTTATATACATCAAATATTTATTCATTATATTTAAATGAAGTAAATAATACAAATATAAATGCTAAACAATTTTATGAATTTGTAAATTTTGCATATATATATTCACAAAAAGTTTATGATTATTATTGGAATATATTAAATATTGAACAACAAAATATTAATATGCAATTAAAACAAAATTTAAAATTCGCATGGGATACACATTTAGCACATTCTATGATAAATTATGTTGATGTTACACTTGGTGGAGAACTTGCTGATAGAAATACTGGAAATTATTTTGAAGTTAACTATCAATTAACAAAACAATTTTATATGCAACCAATATATGATGTAATGATTGGAAATGTAAATGATTTAACAACTTATGACGGAAATCCAAAAAAAGAATATATTATAACATTACCATTACAATTTTGGTTTAATAAAAATATTGGTTCTGCATTTCCACTAATTGCAACACAATATACAGATATGGGAATAAGAATAAATTTAAAAAATATAAATAATTGTGGATATATTGAATCAGTTAATGGTATAACTTATAGTTTAGAAGATTTATGGAATGATAAAAATTATAGATTAGAAATAAGTTTATTAGTTGATTATATATTTTTAGATGAACCAGAACGAAAAAAATTTGCTCAATCATCACATGAATATTTAATTGAAAATATACAAATACAAGAAGAATTTTTATCAAATACTAATTTACCAGCAACCACAACAGAAATTAATAATATAACACCCTCGACAAATTTTAATGTTCGTATGGATTTTAAACATCCTACAAAAAATTTATTATGGACTTTTCAAAAGAAAATATTTTTGGATGATAAGAATGGATTATATAAATGTATATATGATAATTATGCATTAGATATAGATTTAAATAAAGATCCTTTAATTAATGCTAATTTATTAATAAATAGTTATACACGATATGAGAAAAATGTAGGAACTGCAGGTTATCATAATTTAATAAATCCATATGAACATAAACAAACTATACCTGATAAATGTGGCATATATGAATATTCAATAGCATTGTATCCAGAAGATTTACAACCATCATCAACATGTAATTTTAGTAGATTTTTAGGACAAGTATTATGTCTAACAATTGATAATCGAATGTTTTATTATGTTGAATCTGATATTAATCCTGGAATTATAAATAATAAAGATAATAATTATATATATACTGATATAGTTTTAAATATATTATGTAAAGCATATACTGTATTACGAATTAGTGGTGGATTTGCAGCACTAGCATTTACATTTAATACATAATAAAAATTAATTAACTAAAAAAATGTAAATTAATTAAATATTAAATTATATTATTATTAATATAATTTAATAATATGCCAGGTGGATTATTACAATTAGTAGCAACTGGTTTAGATAATATATTTTTAACATCTACACCATCTATTACCTTATTTAAATTGACATATCGACGTCATACAAATTTTAGTGTGACACAGCGTACAAAACAAATATTAAATATATATGAATTTGGTCAAAATGGACAATACGAACTTGAAAAAGAAGGAGATATTATACATAATATATATTTTAATATTAATATATCTGATTTTAATTTACAATATCCATTACCTACATATGAAAATATAATTAATTTATTAAATAAATATAATTTATATGTAAATATAGATTCTAATAAAAATATTACTATTGATTATTATAATAACACTATTATTCCACAAATTTTAAGTGAAATATCAGAATATGTCATTAAATTTAATAATAGTAATATAATTATTGATAATCAATACGATTTTTTTAAAAATTATGATTATACTAATAAAAATATTAATAATTTATTACAAGATAACTATAATTATTATTTACTAAAAAATATTAATGATAATATAGAATTAAACATATTATTTTTAATTTTAACATCATATTTAAAAGATATTAATAATACAAACAACAAAATTTATAAAATAAATGATATATACGTACAAATTTTAAATGATATTTTAAATAAATTAACATACGATATTATAGGTTATGATACTAATAAATTAGAAAACACTTATTATGATTCAATAAAATTATTATATATTATTAATAATTTATCACAAAATAATAGAAAATATTATAATTATGATTTTAAAAATTTATTAATCACTATTATTGAAAATCAAACATTACCAGTTCTAAAATTATCAAACTATAAAACGTTAGAAAATTATATTACATTACAAAATTATATTAATAATATTAATCTAACACAAATTAATGAACAATATATTGATAATTTATTATTTATTTTAAAAAAAAATATGTATTATAATAATGAAATTATATATAATGTTATTATAAATACTATTTTAAAATATACACATAATACTTCGCATTTTATATTTGGAATTTATAAAACTTTTACAAATAATATATCAGATACAACATATTTTACATCAACTATGAATTCTATAAATGATAATTTATTAAGTATATTTACTAATTATAATAATATAAATGATATATATTTAGTACAAAATATATTAAAATCAATAAATTTATTTAATATGAATACTTCTAGTATATTTAATACACTAATTTTTAATGATTATTTTAATGATTTATCATTATGGGATAATTTAGAAATTAATTCATTTATAATTAATGATATTTTATCTAATTTATATTTTGATTTAGATTCTAATACGATAGTAAATATAATATATTATTTTGATAATATTACTAATACATTTCAAAAAAGACTTAATGGTGATATAAATTATATAGATATTAAAAAAAATATTTATAATTCATATTTAAATAAAAATGATTTAAATAAAAATGATTTTAATACTTATTTGTTAAATTTTATACCATTATTAGTAATTAATAATTTAGCAAATGAAATATTTACAGAATTTTCAACTGATACTTATATAAATTCTAATATTGATTCAAGTTTATACGAATATCGAGATTTAAATGAATTTACTAATTTTAATAATTATAATCAAATTAATTTATATAATAATCAAATAATAAAAAATAATTTATATAAACAAATATTATGTAATATAATTTTACAATTAAATAATACATCAACTGATTTTATTCTAAATAATTATAATTTTTTATCTACATTTAATAATTTATATACAAATAATGATAGATCATCATTAATGTTTTTATGTAGACCAGAAAATCTTTGTACATTTACTGTTAATGGAAAGAATATTAAATTACCGCCTATAAATTATATTTCTGAAATATTTAGAATAAATATTATGAAAAATATAGATTCACAATATTATGATTATGTTTATAATAAATTAAATGATATATTAAATAGATATGATAAATTTAAGAATACAATAAATTTAACTAATAATATTTATTCTTATAATTCATATAAATTAAATGGTATGACTTTTACAAATATTGAAAATAATTTTATACAAAAATTAAATGTTATCGAATATATTCATGCACAAAGTTCTATATATGCATATTGTTATAATATGTTTATACAAAATTATAATAAATTATTTAATACTACTTTAATATCAGCAGATTTTTATAATAATATAGGTTCACATTATTTAAATACATATGAATTTATCAAAATGTCTTTAATAAACCAAAATTTAAATTATTTTGATAATCAATCATTTGTATCATTGAAAAATTATTATTCATACGAATTAAATAATAATATTATATATTATTATGATGAAAATAATAATACAAATTATCCAGTTATAGATAATGGATTTGATTATTATTCTATCGGAGATTCAATTCAGATTAATTCGAATGTAATAACTCTAAATACTATAAATTATACATCAATATCAAATCAATCATATTTACCAACTATAGTAAATTTGAATAATAATAAAAATAGCATACAAAATTTACAAAATTTAACATACATTGATATTAAGTATTTATATACACAATTAAAATTATTTTATAATATAGAAACAAATAATATAAATACATTACAAAATTTTATAAATTCACCATATGATACTAATTTATTTAAATTATTTAATAAGATTGATTATAATGATATATCAATAACAAATTTAATTAATTTAATTAATATTAATAGTAATAATTTATCAATACCTGAAAAAAATATTTTGTCATTAATTTTAAATGATATAGAAAAAAAATATAATTTATTGAATGACGAAATAAATAATATAAAAAATATTATAAATAAATATCAACAACAAATTAATCCATTTGATACACAATATATTTATTCACAACAAAATTATAATTATGTTAAATCTTCAAATTATGATAAAAATAAATTTAATAATTTTATTGATATATTCTTTAATGAAATAATACAAAATATATTAACTGATAGATATATATTATCTCTGTATAATAATTATGATAATGTATCAGATTTAATTAATTATATGATAAATAAAATAATACAATTATCTGATTATAATTTTTTGTATGATTATATTAATTTAAATATTCAAACTTATTCTGAAAATCTAATAAATAATTTAAATAATGATAAAAATTTATATCTAAAATGGATATTGAGTATAACAACTTTAACTGATGATACAAAAATCTTGAATAGTAATACAGAATATATTAATTTTAATGAAAATATTCCATATATTGATTATTTATATGTAAATAAATCTGCATTTATTGATAAAACTGATATATTATATCATGGTTCAAAATTAGATATGTTGATACGAAATATTATAGAACAAAATCCAGTTAAAACATGTTGGGTTCCTGAATTAGGATATTATATTTTAGAGAATATTAGTTTACATTTTGACCAATTATTAATTGATGAATACGATTCTAATTTATTAAGTTTATTAAGAAAATTAACTATTCCATATGATCAAAATAGAGGGTTAGATAAATTAATAGGTAATAGTTTAAATCTTATAACATATGATACAAGTGGAAAGGGTAATTTACATTTATATATACCATTAAATTTTTATTTTTGTAAAAATGCTGCAATTTCATTATCAATGATTAATTTATTATATACAAAAGGTACAATACAATTTAAATTAAGAAATTTAGATGATTTATTAATATATGATAAAAATGCTGTTTTTATTAAAAAACCAAAAATCAAATGTAATATGTTAGTAAAATATATATTTTTAGAAGAAGAAGAACGAAAAAAAATAGCGAGTTCTAGATTAGAATTTTTAATTGAAAAATATAAGAAGTCTGGTACTTTTTTTTATAATAAAACTGATTTATTAAATAATAATACATTTGACAATATTAAATTAATTTCTAGATTACGAATGACTGATCCTACAAAATATATTTTATGGAGATTAAGAGTAAAATATCAAGATAATGATATAAATAATTATTTATGGAATATCAATGGTTATACAACATATAATAATCAAAAAATAAAAACTATATCATATATAAAAATATATTTTAATGGAAAAATAAGAGAACAAGGACAATCACAATTATTTAATCTTATTAATCCATATGGTAGATATTTAGGTTCATTAAATGATGATGAATATATATATTGTTTTTCACTGTATCCATTAATTTATCAACCGAGCGGTTCTGCTAATTTATCTCAAATAGAAGATATTATGATTGAATATACTTTAGAACCTGAATTTGCAAAATTAATTAATGATAATAATTTAATTATTGAAACAGACTATTGGACATGTAGTTATAATATATTACGAATGATAAGTGGACTATGTGCACCATTATTTTATAATTAATTATCTATCAAACATAATTGCTGCTAAACCATTTGATACACGCAATATATTATAAGTTTCTGCATATGATCTAAAAAATGCTAAATTATTTGGTGTTATAATAGAATTTATATTCATTTTTATTTCTATTTTTTCAAATTTACTCATATTACATGAACCATTTGGTTGTGTAGTAATTGGATCAAGTGTAAAAAAATATGCATTTACTCCAGATGGTGGAGGATTTGTACATTTTTCATATATTTGATTTATTCTAAAATATTTAGATTCACGATATGTCAATCTTTCTTGTTCATTTAAAAATATTGTTTCTTTTAAAATTAAATTATTACTATCATTCTCATTATTATAATATAAATTATATGCATCATTATTTTTTATATCATATGGTAAATTGTTATCATATTTTGCAGTATAATTATAATAATAATTTGAATCATATAAATATTGTTGTTGCAATATCCAAATTATATATTTACATGGATTATCAATATTTAGTCTAATTGTATTATTTGAACCAGGTATATTATTAGCATAATTATAATATAATTGTTCAATTATGTAATCGTGTTTTTTTTGAGAAAATTTTAATCGTTCATCTTCATCCAAAAATATATAATTAATAATTAAATGTACATCACCTAATGTTAATGATTTTAATTTATCATATTTATATGTTGCTGGATTTATTAATAATGTATTTTGATTTTGTACTATTGGTAATACATATGCATTTGATGTTTTACCAATAATTTTATATTTATTTTGATTTATTGAACTATTATTTTGTGGTATTTGACTAAAATTATTGGGCGTTAATAAAGTATATAATAATTTATTATTAATAGAATCATATCCAGAATAAATACCTATACTAGTTATACCATCAATAGTTTGATATATATATTCATATTTTATAAATGCTGCTAAATCATCTTGACATATTATATAATGTGTGGGTAATGTAATTAAACATTCATTCCATGGTCGTAATGATAAATTTATTTTAATATCTGAATATATTAAACTTACTAATGGTAATGCCATAGATGATGATCTACAAAACCAAAATTGTAATGGTATAAATAATCGATATGATGATTTACAACTTGTAAATGTTGTTAATTCAGGTATGTCTCCAATCATTTTTCTAAAACCACTATAATTTGCCTGATCATTAAACATTTGATTCCATAACATCATCCATTCACCATAATGTCTACATATTTGACGCCCATTAATTTCTATTTCAATATTATCAATTATTGTATATCCAATATATCTACACCATGCATATTTTACATTTTTATCATCACATGCTTCTATTGCTGGAAGATTTATAACTAATATTGTTTTTTCCATTAAATCTCCTTGTTTTGCAATATTAATACTTACTTGTGTACCAAAATCAGGTTGTGTTAAAAAATATTGATTAATTTCTTCACGTGCAAAATTTGTATGTCTTTTATATACAATTTTATAATAAGTTATTTGCGGATCATTAGTTAAAAATATATCTTCAATACCAGTTGCTACTAATTGTAATATACTTCCTGTCATTAGTATATATTATATTTAAATTTTTAATATATTATTTATTCATAATATATTAAATTATTATAAATCAATCAATCATCAATGCAATATTATTATTTAAAGTGGACGAAGTTGAGCAGTTGGAGCACCAATTGTAAGGAGAGCCATTGGGCGGAAAACTTGATCTAATAAAGATGTCATTAATCCTACTTGATCACGAGTTACACGTCCTACACAATTTTCAAGATTAGAAACTGTTGATTTTAATGATGATACATTTTTAGAAGAGAGATTTTCTACGTCAGAAAGTGATACTTGTGAAACACCAACATCCATAGCATCTGCAAGTCTAACAAATGCTCCTAAATCACGTAATGCTTTTTCTAATTTACGGTTATTTTCTTCAATTTGTTTAATAGCAGTTTCGATGTGTTTTTTATCTTCGTCAACTAAATCTTTACCACGGCGTTGCATATCATTAAGAATTGTTTTGTATAAATTTTTAATTAATAAAGTACTATCAGCACCACCTACAAGTTTATTTGATTTACGAGCACCACCACGAAGAGAATATAAACCAAGTGGTAAAGCCATGCTTGGAATTACACCAGAAGTACGGAGCATTGCATTATATTGTCCACTAAGATTTTGTGGTAAAATACGTAATTGATTTACGAGTGTATCAAGATATGATGGCATCATTGATACAGCATCTGATCTTTCTGGACGATAGAAATATTTAACATTTGGTGATTTTTTTAATTCTTTACCTGGCATATCTGATAAATCAGATGCTTTGCCAAAAAGAGTTGGATTGCTAGATGCGACATTGATAAGTTGATGAAGATAATTTAATAATTTTTTATTTTCTCTAATTACATTAAATGTTTTAGTACCTAATTGTTCACCCATTGATGCGACTAAACGATTTTTAAATTCACTTAACCATACCATATAATGTTCAACTACACCTTTTTCGCGTCTTACATTAAATGTATCAAGGATTTTAACGAGAACAGCTGGATTCATTTTTTTGACTTCTGAATTAGCAACATTAAACATATCTTCGTCACGGAATTTGCTTAAACATCTATGTAATTTTTTAGAATCACCACTTAAAATACATTCAAAAACTTGTTCACATTTGGCAGTTGGAACACCGGTTGTAGCACATGGTGAAGTTTCTAATTCAGTATCATCAATTAGTTTACCATCACGTAAAAGATTACCTTTTTCATCACGGGTATATAAATTATCAAGTGATAAATCATAAAGATCACCAAATTCAGTGGTTACACTAATATCATGTGAACGTTTTTGAACAGTCATAACACCTTTAAGGAATTTACCAACATCAAGTGTTGTCCATTCGTTTACACCGTCAAATAAACCACCTCCAATCATTGATACATCTTTATGTAAACGTTGAAGTGCATCACCTTCAAATGGTGTGCCGTCTTCTTTTGTAGAACCTTTTGGTAAAAAGGGAAGTGTTGATGCGAATATTGTTTGGGCATTTGGTACATTTAATTGTTTCTTTTTAAGATTGACACGTGTTTTTTGTGTGATACCTTCTGCAACACCTACTGGAAGACGAGGAGCTTCTCTTACTAAGTTGACCATTTCAGAAAAGAATACTTGTGCATCTGGATCAAGTTCACCATATCTATCAACGACATTTGCTTTAAATGTAAGTGTTTCAGCAGTCATTGTGCCAGTACCAAAACCAACTCTTTTTTGTTCTACATCAAGTTGTCTGTGAAATGCAGCAACATTAGAAACAAATTGCACAAAATCTTCAGAAATTACTTTATCACCGAGTGTAGAACGTGCTACACCAGCAGCAGTATTACCTTTATGATTTTTAGCAAGCATTAATTGCCATACTGGTTCATGCATAAGAGTATCTGGATTTTCAGCAGTATTTAATGGTACTGTAAATTGTGTTCCTCTATAATTGAGAGCAACAAAAAGTCGTGAACGTTTTGCTTCACCACCAAAAAAAGGGGCTAAATCATCGTACATTGTATTTGTAGTTGAGGCCATTCTATATATATTCTATAAGAAAAAAATATATTTTATATAATTTATATTATTTTAAATTTTTCTATTAAAAAATATTTTTTATAATATTATTTTATATAATGGATAAAAATTCTAAATACGTTTTAGTTGTTATTATGATTTTAGCAATTTTATATTTACTATATAAAAATAGTTCTGAATCATATTCTTCATGTAATGTAAAACCATCAATGATGGAACATAATGATAATATGGAAGAAAAAATAGAACATAATGATAATATGGAAGAAAAAATAGAACATAATTCTTCTAAAAAATTAGTTGTACATCATACTACATGGTGCGGTTATTCACGAACACACTTACAACAAATGAAAAATGGATTAGAAAAAAAACTTAATGATGTTGGTGTAACTGTAGAATATGTTGATTGTGATAAAAATCCAGAAAAATGTGTTTCTGCAGGAGTTCGTGGTTATCCTACTTTAATATTATATACTGATAAAGGTTCTGTAAAATATAATGGTAATAGAAGTGAACAAGATTTATTAACATTTGTTCAAAAACATTAAATTATATCTTTTTAATTTAATTATTCAATAAAGTTAATGATATAATTCAAAAAATTTATTTCCCATTTCTTGTAATTCATCTATCATTTCTATATTTTTTAATAAATGTTGTGGTACATTTTCAAATTCATACATTATACCATATAATGCACCGGCTATTGCTCCTACTGTATCACTATCACCTGTATGAAGCATAGCATAATATGTTAATTTTTCCCAATTTTTATCACAATCTAATAATGCAGAATATGCCATGATTACAGATGATGGTCCAGTTCCACCAATAATATTACTATATTCACTATTTGGATATAATATTTCATTAAACATTTGAAACATATCTAATCTAGATAATAAATTTCTTTTAATTTTTATTAAATTTAAATTATTATTTGAATCAAAATAAAAACTTATATATTTTTTCCATACACGTATTGTAGATCTATAATCAAAATATATATCGTCATTAGTTGTATCAATATATTTTTTAACTTTATCAGATTCATATAATTCAATTAATAAATGTCCCCATTTTTTAATATCTATTTTATTTATAGCTAATTTTATAAAATATGCACTTGCTAAACCACTCAGAAATCCAATCGGTGAATTATGTGTTAATTTACTCGTAATTATTGATATTTCTATTAATTTATCAAGGTCTTCATCTTTATAATATCTTAATCCGATAGGTATTGTTCTCATTGAACAACCACTTCCTCCTGATTTTTCATTATATTTTGTATGTCGTTCATCTTTATCATCTGTCCATTCATTTATAGCATTACCTGTCATTAAACCAAATCCTCTTTCTATTTTTAATTCCGTTTGTTTATTAATCATTTTAATTATTTCTTGTTTTAATTTTTTTATATTTTTTTCTTCTAATTTATCTTTAATTGTTAATATAAATTTTGCTATTTCATAATTAAATAATGTATCATCTGATACAGTCCATCCTGATAAATCTATATTTGTTATTCCACCAAGTGATACAAATTCGGATATTATTTCTATAGTTTCTCTTTTATCATTATAATTTTGAATATTATAATTAAATTCCCATATAGAATTTTTATATCCAATCGTATCACCTAATGCATGTAATATAAATGATGCAATATATTTTTCTCTAAAATTATCTTTATCTTTCATATATATAATTAATATATAATATAATTAAGATAATATATTAATATAATTAACATATAGAGATATAAAAAATAATTCGTTTATAAACATTTAAAAAAATATAACTAATAAAATATATATAAATGTCTAATGATTATGTTGATGATTTCGAATTATTTAATCAAATGAAAGAAAAACAAGCATTTTCTAATAAATCTCAAGAAAAATTATCTGATGAAAAAGATAATAAAAAAGATAAAAAAAATAATGATATAAAAAAAATAGAAAAGAATGGATTTGATTATTATAAAATTTTAGGATTAGAAAAAGACGCATCAACGAGTGTTATACAGCGTAAATACAGAAAATTATTAGCAAAATATCATCCAGATAAATTTAAAGATTTACCAGAAAAAGAAAAAAAATCAAAAGACATACAATTTCAACTTGTTCAAACAGCAGGAAAAATATTATTAAATGAAGATTCTAAAAAATTATATGATCTTGAACAAAAAAGTATTAAAAATCAAGATTTTAAAAATCAAAAAAATTCATTTGATGAATTTATTAAAATGCAAGAATCAGGAATAACCGAAGAAAATAAACAAAAAGCACAATTAGAATTTACAACAGAAATATCAAAATTAAATAAATTACGTGGTTTTGACCCAGATAAAATGAAAGATAAATTAAATAAAGCAGAATTAGATAGAGAAACCGAAAATCTAATTGCTCGTCGCGATACTGATTTAATTGAAGTGTCACATAAAAATTTATTTGAAGGTCGTTCGTTTGATCCATCTGAATTTAATAAATTTTTTGAAAAGGATAGAAAAAAACAAGAAAAGAAACAAAAGAAAAAACAAGAGAATGGTGAAATTACTAAATTAGATGAACAATTTACCGCTTTTAATGATAATGGATTACAGAACTATGTATCATTAGATATTGATTATAGTGATCCATTTGGAGAAGATAATTTTAAAGAAAATACACTATTTGGAAAATTAAAAGAACAATATTCAGTATCAGATGTATCAACAGATGATGAAGAATATAAAGATAATTATAAATCACATAATAAAGATAGAGATATTAAATCAACTGATGATATGTATGCACGTATAATGAAAGAACGTGAAGTTTTTGATAATGATCTTAAAGATACAAAAACAGCTGGATATAAAGATGTTATGGAAGACCAATTTGGTATATCGCGCCAATTTGGTAAGATGCTTGGACGTGATATTACATCAAAAAATAAACCACAGAAAATTGATTCAGACATGGCAAAAGTTTATAATAAAATGATTGGTTATGAATCTGATTCAAATGATGAAGAATAACTATAATTTGGGGTATTAATTTCTCATCACAAACTATCATAAAATCAATAGATTTTATATGGTTTTGATTAGAATTACGTTAAAATAATTATATAATAATATATGAATAAAATATATACATATATCATGAATTTAATAGGATATTTTTATATTAGACAAATAGATTCAATTAGATATAATATTTATAAAATTAGCGATACTATCTATGTAAATTATAAGAATAAAATGAATATTATAAATTTGCCAAAAAAATTTATGAATATGAATAATATAAATATTGTATTATCTAAAGTACATGGTTATGATAATTATTATAAAGAAAAACAAGATAATTTTCAATTTATTTATATAAATGATGAAAAAATAAAAAACGATAATATAATTAATTTTATTATTTAATTATTTATTCATAAAATTATCTTTCATAAAATTATATCCACTTATAAACATATTTTTTTTATCTTTACTAGTTATATCAAAAGTAAATGGTCGTGAATTTTGAACATTTAAATTATATACTATATTTTTATATTTTTCATTTTTATAATCATTGATTGTAGTTGTTATATAAATATTAATAATTGTTAAAATATAATCAATAATATTTTTAATTTCTTTTGTTTTATAATAATCTGATAAAATATGAATACCAATTACTTTATCTAATTCATTTTCAAATAATATAATTGGAAAATTATTAATTAATCCACCATCTACATATATTTTTTCATTGTATATTACTGGTGGAAATAATACAGGAACAGCTGTTGACATTCTTATTAATGTAATGATATTTATTTCTGGATAATTTTCATAAGAAATATATTCTATATTTCGTGTAGTTAAACATACTGTTGTACCAATTAATTTTTTTTTTGTTAATTTATAAAAATCTAATAATGTCATATTTGCATTAATATTTTTATTTTTTAATAATTCAGTTATTATTATTTCATAATGATCACATTTATTAAATGAATAAGTTTGAAATAAATTTGTTATATCAAAATTTATTGATTTTGACATATCAAAAATTTTTGTGAATTTATATATATCAGATGCGCTATATCCTGCTATTAATAATACACTAATTATAAGACCAATTGATGTGCCTGCATATATCTCTATATATTTTATTATATCTAATTCTTCTAAATATTTAATTGCTCCTAATATTACTAAACCATTCATTCCTCCACCTGGTAATACTAAAATTGTTTTATTTTTATTTTCTATGGTACATATTTCATTAATTTCTTTTTCAATTGTTTCATTTATATTATTAATTAATTTCATATAATTAATATTTAAAACGAAAATTTTATTAAGTAATTTTCACAATATTATAATATATATTAATTAATGGAAAATAATATTTTTACAAAAATGAATATAGAAACATTAATGCCTTCACGAAATAATAATTATAATCATTCAAAAAAATTAGATGTTTACACTATTTCATCTGGAAAACAAATTAATATAGATCCCTCACGTGATTTTAATTCTAATGAATTATTAACAAATATTCATGAAAGAAGAAAAAAAATTAGAAATTGGTTTGTGGATATGTATAATTTTTGTTGTTCAAAAATAAAAGATGCGGATGATTCTGGTTTAACTGATTTATTATTTGAATTACCAGAATTATTAATTGATGCTTCTATTTATAAAGAAAAAGAATGTTTGGAATATATATCTAAAAATTTACGAGAACAAAATATTGATACATTATTATTAAATAATGGTAAAAAAATATTTATTACGTGGAAATATATTGAATTAAATAAAGAAAAAAATATAAAAAATTAGGCATTTATTTTTTTTCTGTTACTTGTAAGACAAAAAATATTATCTATTTTTTTCTGTTACTTGTAAGACAAAAAATATTATCTATTTTTTTCTGTTACTTGTAAGACAAAAAAATATTATCTATTTTTTTCTGTTACTTGTAAGACAAAAAATATTATCTATTTTTTTCTGTTACTTGTAAGACAAAAAAATATTATCTATTTTTTTCTGTTACTTGTAAGACAAAAAATATTATCTATTTTTTTCTGTTACTTGTAAGACAAAAAATATTATCTATTTTTTTCTGTTACTTGTAAGACAAAAAAATATTATCTATTTTTTTCTGTTACTTGTAAGACAAAAAATATTATCTATTTTTTTCTGTTACTTGTAAGTAATACAAAAAAATATATCATTAGTAACATATAAAAATATTTTTACAGATATAAAAAATTTATATCTACAAATAAATAATAATAGTAATGGTAATAATAATAATTCATTTTTATAATGATTATTAAATAAAATTTATAGGTTTATAGTGCTTTTAATTTTTTATATTTCATATATTTTATTTGTAAAATGTACATGTGTTTCGTCTTTATAGCCATATGGATTTGAAATACATCTTACTATATCTTTAAACATTACATCCGAACCAATATGAGTATGACCATAAATCCATAATTTAGATTTTAGAATAATATTATCACAATTAGAAGCATATGCAGAATTATAAGCAATATAAATCGGTGTTTTAAATTTTGGATGAATAAGATCAAATGATGGTAGATAGTGTGTGATAACGATTGTATTTTCATCAACTTGACTATCTAACCATTCTTTGTCTTGTCTATGCATATCTAATAAATCATGCAATCTTAAGTATGATCCATTCTTATAAATATATTGAGAATCATTCATCTTTGAATATATATCATATGTTTGTTCACTCCATAAAGTACAACCTATAATTTTATAACCATCAAGATAAGAAATAACACCACGTTCTAATAATATAAATTTTGGTTTTGATTCAAATACAGATTTAATATTATTGGTAGTTTGGTCAATATCTTTTGTATATGATTCATGATTTCCTTGAATATAAAAGATTCTATCATATTTTGCTTCACACCATTCAATAAATTCAATCCATATTTTATCCGATGGATAACCAATGTCACCAACTAAAAAAAGTGTAGGTGCTTTAGGAAAATAATCATTACAAATATTTTTGGGAAGTTTCTTGTAAAATTCAAGATGTAAATCACTTAAAATTTGAAACTTCATTATATATATAAATAAACAAATAAATATTTTAATACAAATTAAATTTCAATTTTTATTCAATGAATGTGCATTAACGAAAAAAAATTATGCCAAACAAAATATATTTTTTTCTGTTACTTGTTAGTAAGACAAAAAAATATTATCTATTTTTTTCTGTTACTTGTTAGTAAGACAAAAAAATATTATCTATTTTTTTCTGTTACTTGTTAGTAAGACAAAAAAATATTATCTATTTTTTTCTGTTACAAACTAAATCCATTAATATCATAAAAAATATACCTATCATTATCATAATTATAGCATCTTTTATATTTTTTTTATTAAAAAAATCTTTATTATCTTTTTGTATTTTTGTATTATTATTTAAATCATTATTTAAAAAATATAATAATTTTTTTTTACAATTACTGCATTTCTTTACATGATCATATATATTATCATCTTTTTTTGAACAAATATCAAAATCTAAATTCTTTATAATTTTACTTAATTTATAATGAGTATTATTATTTTTATTATTTTTAATATCATCAATATAAGAATCTATCGATATAGAATCTATATAAGATGAATTTTTTGACGAATTAAAAAAAGAATTTTGATATGTATCTGTCATTATTGTTGATTTATCTGTTGATAATGTAGAAATATCCATTAATTTATCTGTTTTATTTGATTTATTTGATTTATTTGATTTTGTAGAAAATGTTTTACTTGATACTGAATTTGTATTATCTGTTAATAATTCAGAATATGTACATTTATCTGTATTATAATCTTTATTATCAACATCATAATTTGAATATAAATTATTATATGGAAAATCATTACCTTGTAAATCTTCACTAATATTTTTTTTAGGCATAAAATTATTATTTTTTATTAATGTGTCGTCTAATCCTTTTTTCCATTTTTTTTCATCTTTTTTAAAATCTGTATCAACTTTTCTAATTAATTCTAATTTATCTTTATGTTTTTTATCATTAATTTCTCTTGCTAACTTATCTAATTTATCTATCTCATCATTATCATTAAAATTACTATAATTATAATTATAAAAATCACTCATAAAAAATATATTATAATATATATGATTATAATATATTTTAACATTAAATGCGTATATAAATATATAATACTTTCTTTTTTTAATATATAATGACTGATTTTAATAATGGAATAACTGAAGGAACAGATATGAATGTAGAAGCATTCGCATATTCACCAAAATTAATATCTGAAAATGAAAGATGGCATTATAATAAAAATGATAAAAATAATGGTTTAGATGATATTGATGAAGGTTTTGAAACCTATGTATCACATCATGATAATATGACAGATAAAAAACCAGAAGTTACTGTAAATCCACAAACATTTCAACAACAAAATTACGAACAAACATATAATAATACACATAATAATAATAATACACATAATAATAATATACATAATAATGATAATCAACCACAAACAGAAAATAAACCAAAATTAGATATTAATAAATTTATTGATGAAGAATATGAAAATCTATCACCTCTAGAGAAACGTTTACGTCGTCTTGATATTATGAGAGCACTTGGTGAATTACGTGATTTAGGTTGCAAAGTAACTAATTATAATATTGATGATGATTACTATATGATGAAATATGAATTAGATTTACACAGAAGTATTCGAAGTAAACGTAATTGGCTTGGGTTATATTCTCATATGCTGATTGGTGCTATCAAAGGTGTTGAATTATTAAATAATAATTATAATCCATTTGATTTTTCTCTTTCTGGTTTAAGTGATGAAGTTAAAGCAGATAAAAATACATATTATGAAATTCTAGGAGAAATTTATGAACATCATAATGTTCCTGGTAAAAAAATGAATCCTTGGTTTAGATTAGTTGTATCTCTTATAGGTGTAGTTGTTGTAGTTGGTGGTAAAAATAATGCACATAAATTTATTCCAAATAAAGCACAATCTGTAGAAAATGATCAAGAATATATTGAACGTTTACGAGCAAAAGCAGCAAAAGATTCTCAATCGCAAATATCTAAACAAAAAGAAAATACACAAAATAATGGTCAAGTAAATAATAACAACCAGAATAATAATCTCGATGATTATATGAATAAACAACATGAAAAAGCAGCACAGCGAGCACATGATTTAGAAGAATTAAAACGCCAAGAATTAGAATATCAAAGATATCAACAAATGATGAATACTGAAAAAAATAAATTTAATGATATCAGAAAAGGATTAGAAATGACAGCAAGTCCACGTAGTATGGCAAGTTCACATACCAATTCTGTATCTCAACATAGACAGCAACCGATGCAACAAATACAAAATAAATCACAAAAATCACGTTCACATACTGAAACTCCTGATAAAGATACAATGTCTGAAATGTCAACATCAACTGATAATACAAATAAAACATCAAAAAGTTCTGTTTCACAAATTTCAATAAATAACAATCTTGTTAAAAAATTAAATAAAAAAAATTTAAATACTAAAAAAAATAATTCTGTTGAAAATATAACTTTAGATCAAATATCATTTGGTTCAAATAAAAAGAAATAGATTATATATTTTATAAAAATTGAATTTGTTTTATTTTATTATCATATGTTTTAAAGATATATTTATATTATTATTTAATGGCAACTACACAAATAATTAAAGAAAAGAGACGCGGACGCCCGCCAAAAAATTTAGTTCCTCCTAAACCAATAAAAGAAACAACTACACGTGGACAAACTGAAGAACAATTAGTATTATATCTACCAAATTTTGATGATGGTAATGAAGAAAATAATTTTGATACGATGACAGATTCGGATACAGATGTAGAACAATCTATTAAAACAGAAAAAAAAGAAGTATTAATAGATAATATGAATACACTTTCTACAAAAAAATCAAGTCTAATATCTAAATTAAATTTAAATAAAACAGATACAAAAATTAATCATCTTACTGATAAAGCAAATGGTTCTGATGATGAATCTACTGATAAAATAGATAAAATAATAACTACTAAAAAAGTAGATTACAAAAATATTAGCATGGATAAATTAATTGATGAATTAAATAGACGTGAATCATTAATTATGATGTTAAAAACTAAATTAAAAGATAAAAATTTGTATAATGATAATACATTTACATTAACTAAAGATAATAAAAAAAAATTATTAAATCTTGGATTAATTTCAATAAATAAAAATAAATTACAAATAGCAGAAAAAACAAATATAGCATGTTGGTGGTGTACATATGAATTTGATACATGTCCATGCTTCTTACCGGATCATTATAAAAATAATCGTTATTATGTTTTTGGTAATTTTTGTGGTTTTTCTTGTATGCTTGCATACAATGAAAATTTAGATGATTACAGAAAATCAATTCGTTCAGTATTAATTAAACAAATGTATCGTGATATATTTCAAAATAATAATATTATAATAAAACCTGCTGGACCACGTGAATTATTAAAGAAATTTGGCGGTCCACTTGATATTTCTCAATATAGAGATCCAAATACCATATGTACTAAAACATTTAAAATGACAATTCCACCAATGATACCTCTTATCAGCGAATATGAAGAAGTAGTAATTGATAAATAAATTAGTTAACTAACTAAGTAACTAACTAATTTCTTCTTTATTTATATTATTTTTTATTCTATTTTTGCTCTTAATTTTTTTTATTTGTAATTGCTCTTCTGGTATAGATTGAATTTTATCTTGATAATATTGTGGAATTTCTCCATCAAATATATGATGAAATCCTTGTAAATAAGAATCACAAATATCATCACCTTTGTTATCATTTTTTTCTATTGCTTTTGTTAATAATTCTTTTTCTTTATCATCTAATAATGAATTAACATAAATTATTGATAATCCTTTTTCTATATTATAATATTCTCTTGCACTTTTTGCTTTGTCTAGTGCATCTTTGGTTGTTTTTTTAGCGACTTTTAATTTATTAAGTGGTGATGCAAATTTAACAAATTCTATTTTATTTTCTTTTTTATCTATAATTCCACGTATAATAAAATATGTATATAATGCCGATGCTATTGTTTTTATTGATGGATTTATAAGTGATGGTTGATTTTCTATCCATACACCAGATATATCAATAAATTCTTGATGTTCGTCAAGTTTACGAGTAAGTTCTGATACTAATTCTTGTATTGGTTGTTGTGAACAATTTTGTCCTGTAATTTTTTTTGGTTTAAATTGTGTTAATACTTTTTTTGCTAGATTTTCATGTTTTTCACACCACGACCATTCTTCTTTACCACAAATATTAATATATGATTTTTCTCCACATTTAATACATTTATATATATCTAATTTAACTGGTTCTGTTTTTAATTTTGCACAATGTGTTTTACAAACATTTAATTCAACTAATTTATCTGACATTATTTTATGTCTAGCTATTTTACCACAACATTTCTTTGTTCTCAATTCAAATTGACATAAATCACGTTTATCAACTAAATTTAATATACCACATTTTAATAATTTACATTTATTATCTTCTGTTTTTTCTAATAAAGAAAATGCCATATTTTTAACTCCAACATCCCATGATAAATATTTCATTATATATTTATTATGGTTATATTATTAAATGTTTATTATCGCAAAAATATTTACCATTGTAAACTTGTTTGTTGGTAACCAGAATACCATCCTGGATTTTTTAAACCTGTAAATACATATGCTGGAGGAACAGAAGGCACAGATCCATAATTTTGTCCGTTTATAGTTAGATTTACATCTAAATTAGTTGATGCATCATTCGCTACTTCAAAATAATGAGAACCATTTGGACTTGATAATTTACTATAAACCATTCCATTTGGTGCCGATATATTACCAGATGTGCGAATACCACCATTTGCAATAAGATTACTATTGGCTGTAATATTTCCATTCGCATTCATATTTCCATTTATTCCTATATTTGCTGCAGTAATATTACCATTTATTCCTATATTTCCATTATCCATAATAATTGTATTATTACTAGCAGAAATACTATTAGCAACCTCTAAATTACCAGTAATTTTAACGTTATTTAATATAAGTGGTTCAGTTTTATTTCCATATAATGATGAAATATTTTGTATAGCTTCATTTGATTGTGTTGTGCAAGAACATTGTGAATTATTAAAATTTTCTTGTTTTTTTTATTAATTGATATCCTAAAAATAGTGCGGATATTAATAAAATAATAATAATTATATTTTTGCATGAATTTCTATCCATTCTATATTATTAAAGAAATAATTATAATATGAAATTTAAAAATTTTAGTAAAAAAAAAAGTTGAATATTTAAATATATATTATATTTTATTTTATTTTATATTAAACAACATATATAAATATGTGTTCTACATATGATTATTTAATGAACAAATTTAGAAATCTATTTTATAAAGATGATGATAAATTAATAACTACACATTATAATTTATCTTTTATCTGTAAAAATACTATTATTGATATTAATGATTTATATAAAAAATTAATACCTATTGAAAATTTTGTTGATAATATTGATTTATGTAAATTAAGTATATTTAATGATTATAAAATTTTACAATCATATACAGAAAAATATCAAAATATTGAAGAAAATTATATTATTTTATATTTTGTAAATAAAATTACAAATACTAAAATTAATATTAAAATTTTACAAGATATAGTTGATATAAATATTTCAAATAGAAATCAAATTAATATTGATTATCATGATATTATTAATATTATGATAAAAATTATAGATTTATCAAAAATTAATGTTTTAAATATTGTTGATATAAATATAAATAGAATCCAATCATATTTTCTAACAAATATTAACTTAATTAGTGATAAATTTTATAATTTTTTAATAAAAAATAATATAAATTGTGATAAATCATTTGATATAAAATATATAAATATTAAATCAAATAATAAAAATATCTATATTTTTAATAATTCAATTTTAATAAATTGTGATACATATAATGATATGATTGATGTTTATGATTATATGAATATATTGATTGATGAATATAATATTGAATTAGATATAATATCTGAAGAAACATACAAATCATATAATATATTATATTTTGTAACAGAAACATGTATATAAAAAAATTGAATTTATTATTATTTATCTTATTATAAATTATATATGATTTATATTAATTATATATATATAATGGATGAACGTAGCATATTTGAACAAAAAATTAATGATGCATTAATTATTAATAAATTACCAGATGATGTTGGTATATCAACTATGACTGTTTGTTGTGATTTAGATATAGAGTTTAAAGTTAGTAATGTTGCTAAATATATCGATTTAAATAAAGATGGTATAATATCTATAAGTTATGGTAGAAACGATGATCCATGTACAAATCGTTCTCTTTATCCAAGAAAAAAACAAAAAAAGAAAAAGAGAGCAAAACGTGTATTCTATAATCAAGTATCTTTGGCAGTTATGATTAAATCTAAAAAAGAAAAACCAATAAATATTAAATTATTTACAAATGGGTCAATACAAATGACTGGATGTAAATCAGTTGAAAATGTTATTGATGTTGTAGAAAAAGTTTTTTACGAATTGAAAGTAGTAAAAGCAATTATTGATAAAAATACTATGAAATTTGTTGATAAACCATTTATAAATGATCCGAATAAATTGCACCTAAATTTAATTGATAATATTATTATTGGTATGATAAACAGTAATTTTAAATATCCAAATAAAATTGATCGATTAAAATTATTTAATTTGTTACAATCAGAATCTATTGAATCAAAATATGACCCAAGTAATCATGCATGTGTAAATATAAAACATAAATGTATTGATAAAACAATATCTATATTTGTTTTTGAAAAAGGACCAATTGTTGTAACTGGTGCTAAAAATTGTGAACATATATTATCTGGATATAATTTTATTAATAAATATTTGTTAACTAATCATAAAAAAATTGTAAAATCAACTATTAACATATCTAATATTAATTCTATTTTAGATGATACAAATTTAGAATTAAATATTACCGATGACGATGATGATTTTGATGATTTACTAAAAGATTTTTGTTAAACTTTTTTTTATAAATAAATTAATTAATTTTGTTGTTGTATTTGATTATCAAGTTCTGTAAGTTTTATTTTTGCTTGTTCTAATTTTTCTTCTGGTGTAAGTGCAGATGATTTTGATGTTGACCATTTCTTTCCATCAAGTGATGGGTGTTTTTCTATATTAAACCAACAACGTGTATTACGTTTATCTTTACCATATTTTTCACTATAATATAAAACATATTTAGGCATATCTTCTTGTTTTATTCCATCAGGTAATGGTTTTGCATTATGTTTACGATTTCTTTTATCTGTGTTTTTATTTTGTTCTGATTGAGTAGCAAATCGTAGATTATCTTTTCTATTGTCTAATTTATTACGATTAATATGGTCAACTGATAATGTTGCATATGCTTTTTCATTATATTTTTTGCAGATTAATTGATGAAGATATGTTCTATTACCAGCTGTAATATATGAATGTGTATCAATATATCCATTTTGTGCTTTGCTCCATGTTGGATATATTTCATCCGCGGGATTTATTACTTCTTTGTAATCTTCTTTTGAAAAATATGTATAATGTTCATCGCCACAATTCATAATATAATATTCATTATTGTATCCATCTTTTACTAACCAATGGGGATTACGTAATGAACCACTACAATGACCAAGAACAACAAAATGACCAGGATGCGATGATATAATTTGTAGTTTATCAGAATTTGGTAATTTATAATTATCTAATATTTTCCATGCTTCTTTTATTTTATTATTCGTTATATCTTTTAATTTTTGTGTAAAAATTAATTTATTTAAATCTTTTACTGAAATATTGTTTTCTTTTTTTTGTAAAGATGCATATATTTTATCTATTTCAGTATCATGTTTTTTTAATCTATTTAAAAATTCTCGTCTCTCATTAATAATTTCCATATATTGACGAATTTCTTCTTCAGTATCACCTATTAATAATTTACTTTTCTTTTTTTGTGTTTCATAGTCTGTTGTATCAGTAATTATAGAGTTAAAAAAATCACTATTTTCATCATCATTTATTTTAGTATAATTTGTATTATTATTATCACTATCACTATTATTATCACTATCATAATAATTATCATCTAAAATTAATAATTGTTCTTTTAATTTATTTTTTTGATTTTGTGTTAATGTATTATCTTTTTTAGTATCATTTAATTTTATTGTAATTTTATTTTTTGATATAGAATCTGTAAATTCTGCAGCAGCGTTAGTCATGTGTAATCTTTTTGTCTTATTCATATGATATTAATAGAGAAAATAATTTTATTTATTTTACACACTCTTAATTTTTCAATTTTTTTAATTAATTTATTTAATCAAAAAAATATATTTCTATATAAAATTTACTTGTACAATCTGGTAAACAATACAAAAAGGAACAAGTATATGACCTAATTTGCGTAAGCAAGTCCACCCATACCGCTCATTACACGGAGAACGTTATAGTTAAAGTCGAATACCCAGAGGAGGGAATCTTTAACTACTTCTACTGGAATGCTGCGGCGTTGTTGGCAATCTGGTACGTTGT